CTTTAACGAGTTTATATAATGTTTTTGCCACATCATATTCTTCTACTGCATATTTTATCTTTATATTAACACCAAAATCATCCACATTGACATCAATTGCCTTGCCAACAGGAAAAGCTGATTGTAGGTGGTTAAAAAATATAATTGGATTCTTCTTGAATACAGATAGATTAACGCCGCTTGGTATAACAATATCACCTGAGAAATCAAGAATACGAGTTGAGGCATAACCTTCTGATGTATATTCTTCATCCAGAACTGATTTTACTTCGCCTGATACTCGCTCTACCTTAAGCTCTTTATCTTCTACATCAACGAATTCTTTAATCAAACTCTTAGTATCTTCATCGACATACTTGATATAATCACATAAATTAATCTTCTTCTTCATAAATTATTCCTCTTGTGTAACAGGTTTAACAACTTCTTGCTCTTCCAATGGCTCAAAACCTAATATAGCTCTCACTTCATTCTTCAATAAAACACCAGAACCAATATAAGCATTGTATATATCAGCCTCATTCTTTTTATTCTCAGGCGAAGTATCATCAAATTTAAAGAATAAATCACCACTATCATCAAAATTAACCAAATATTGCTGGTTTAATGATTGCTCAATTCGACTCAATCTAGGCTGTAAACAGTTTTTAGACAACATCACTAGCAATTGGTCTAGCCCTGCCTTCTTCTGTTCACTGGAATCAATAAGTGAATAAGGTACGCCATAAGCCAACGCCATCTGCTTGATATTGGTTATAATCTGCTCACTAAAACACATCTCGGAGATACTTTGAGCTATCTTCTCTACACTTACATCACCATTAAGCACTTTTACGCCACCAGCATTCGCATTAGTAGTTGCTCTCTTCCATTCTAGTTCCAATTGGCGAATCTGTTGTGAAGTTAATTCAGCCTTATATTTTAAAAGCATAGGCGGTACACCATAATTCTTAAGCATAGCCAGCTCTAACTTATCTATCTGGTTCATCTTCTCTATGGTATTCGCAATTGCCATAATAGGTGAAGTGCCATACCATTTATTACCTAGAGCTGGACAAGTGAATCTAACTATCTCATCTGCCTTGAATGATACGGTATTGGTGGCTGATTTATATAGATAACCTTGTATGGCTGTTTGACCTTCATTTGGAACCACTCTCATTGCCGTTGAATTAAGTATATGTATCTCTATCGGCGTACCATCACTATCTTTTATCATATACCAATAGCAATCACCTGTTACATCTAGCCATAATTGAGTGGTATAAAGAAGATTGAAACCATCTACGTAATTACTCACATTATGCAATAGAACCTTTGCAGGATGGTCGATAAGTACTTCTACATCAGTACCTTTTGCCAAACTCTTCGTTAATCTCATTGAAGTTATAACCGAAGGCTTTAATGTTTTATAATTAGCTATCTTACCTTGTTCTTTTGTGGTTTTGGCGTATAATTCAAGGTTTGTTTGAGCTACATTGTTTGCTATAAGTGAAGTAATACCGAATAACCAGCCTTTATTCTCGTTGATTGAATTCTCTTTACTGATACCTGAGAATGAGCCACCATCAAAACTGGACTGGATAATGCCACCACAGCTCATTGCTTTTGCCTCTATATCTTCTGTATCAATGCTTTTATCTTCAATTTTACTCTCTTTTTTGAACATATTTGAAAAAATCATTAGAAATCTCCTACGCGACTGTTTTTTAAAAAGAGAATATAAATATCTCTATAAAATATAAAACAATAATCTCTCGTTATATAATACGATTAATGCGGTTTTAGAAACTCTGCCAAAGCATATCATTCTCGATAAGCTCTTCTTGTAAACCGTTATCTTGCACAGAATTAACAGAGAATATACTATACTCTTTGCATTCAAGTGCAGCCTTCAAACCTAACGCCAACGCCATCACTACATCATCATGACCATTCAATGCAGCACCATAACCTACGCTATTCTTATTTATTATACGCTCTAAACACAATAATTCTTCTGTTATAACACCAAATTCATCATTATCCCATCTTAATTTACCTTGCTCTATATTCACAATCAAATCATTCATCATCTTATTCTTGCTGGCATTGGTGAATATTATAGGCTCAATCTTCAAATTAGAGTTCTTCAGGTTATCTATCACTACATCACCTATACCAGTAGCATCAACATATATAATCTTAGCTCTCTGGTGATTATATTCGGCAACTATTCTTACCTGCTGTTCTCCCCAAGGTATATGGTTGTTGCGATATAGGCTCTTTACGGTTAGGCATTCAGGACAAATAGATATCATTACAGTATAATCGTGTTTTTTAGCTAAATCGCAGCCTATAACTGGTTTACAATCGCAATGGCAGTGTTTTTTATCATGACAATTAGATACCTCTGTGAATACTTGATTATCTGAAGCTATGAATTGTGCCAATACCTCTTGTTTATAGGTTAGTTCTGGCAGAGTTTGCTTCATCTCTTCTATATCTTCTGTTTTTATATAAGGATTCTCATATGTTGACCATGTAAAAGAACTCACATCTTTAACATTCTCATCTAAACCTCTTAAGAATAGCTCATAAAAGAAACCTCTCTTGCCTTGTGGTGTTGATATTGCGAACAGTTTACCAGATTTATCCATGAGTGTAGGTTTAAGCACATCATAATAAACAGAATCAGATACATAAGCCGCTTCATCTATAATCAGAAAATCAAAATAAAAGCCACGTATACCATCAGGATTATCAGCGGTTAAAAAGTAAACCTTATGACCGTTTAAATCGATTGTAAATGGTGATGTAGAACTAACCTTAACCAGTTTATTAGCGATAAGTTCTCTACCTATCTTTTTAAATGTGGCTATACCTCTCAATGCATTCTGATAAGAAGGTGCCACCCAGCCTATACTTAACCGCTCAGGATTATCACCATGCTTCTTTATACAGTTCAAAAACTCAAAAACACCGGCAAAAGTTTTACCACTGCGACGCCCGCAACATACTGCACGATAACGACTTACGCATTTATGTAGTTCTACTTGTTTAGGATAAGGATTATAGTGTAGTTTAATCTCTTTAGATACTACAGGTAAATCAGGTTTATCATTGAGCATAAGTTCTGGCAGTGTTATCGGTATTTGTGCTTCTTCTGGTGACAATACTTCTGATATTTTAGGTTCTTTGAATTCAGCTGTGCAAATTCTACATCGTTTACGTAATTTAGGATTTGTTTTGCCATAAATATCGAAATCTGATTCATTCAGTTCTTTTTTACAACCTATACATATTTGAGTTAATTGCGTATTCTTCTTTTTAGGTGGCATATTATTACCTCTTTAATCTTTCAAGTTAGTTGCCCAGGGGTCCGGTCCCCAATTGATATTAATACTTACATTTGGCTGTTCAACTTGCTCCCAGCCCATCATCTTACTCAATGTTTTTGCAATATTTACAGCATCAGCATCTTTTGATTTATGTAATCTAAGCATTAATTCTCTAACTACCTGTGATTTATTAACGAATGACGATTGCTGATATTGTTCTAATAGTTCTAGATAGTATTTTTTACCAGCAGGAGTATTCAATAGGTTTTGCAAGTATTTGTTATCGTGGTGCCAGATTGCCAATATATCTTTAAGCTCATTAAACGAGTAACCCATTGAATAACACTCTATTATTCTCATATCGCTAGGACTTAATATCTCGCAACTCTTAAGTGCTTTATCATTACCTGCAACCACATCATATTTTTGTGTATTGATATTGGTTACGGTTAAATCAACAACCTCATTCTGATTTTTAATATTCTTTTTGACTGCCATAATTACTCTCTTCTAATAATCTTTTGAAATCTTCATCTTGCATACACTTATCTTTTAATAGATTTAGCTTCTCTTGTGACCAATATGCGGGTATCTCTCCCTTATCCCATTTGTATCTGCCTATATTAGTATCAAAGCCACATTCTTTTGCCAATTCGCCTAATCTATGCAGAACACTCTCATCTTCTATATTAGGTAATTCAGCCATTATATTCTCAAAGTGTTCTGTATCAATATCTTCACTATATACTATACGCTTGTTATATGGCCTCTTATTGATATCTATCTGAGCATTTTTACACATAGTATAGATAATCTTGATTGGTTTACCTTTTGAGCTATCATATATATTTGTGATTTTATATAGATTGTAATTCATTAAACTCATTGCCGCATCTCTATCATTTGTTTTAATTGCGAATGAGTTAAAGAACTTCTGGCATTTGTTTAAAAGGTAATCAAAATCACATTTGCCATTGAGAAAATCGATGTAGATATCATTAATCTCATACTTCTGGCACTTTAAATCTTCAATCTCATTCATTTTACTCCTATGCGACGCTACTTGTTGCTAGCATCGTCTTGTTTTTTTGAAGCCATTTTACTCTCTTGTTCTCGTTTTTGTGCCTGTTTATGTATCTCAACTAATATATCGTTAGTTGCCTCTATAACACCAAATCTAACCATATCTGCTAAATCTTCTTTTATAATCCTATTTATACTATTCTCTAATATAATATTCATAATTTTGAAGTAAATAACAGAAAACACTAAAAATAATGCTACATATAATATTAACTCAATCATTTTACACCTTCTTCAAATCTAACTTCTAAAAGCTTCTGCAATTCAGTTATCTTCTGTTTTAACTTAATCTTATCATCTTCAGTAATCGAATCGAATTTACCGCCACTCTTAAGATAATTCTCAATCTTAAACATCTTATCTATGCATTTATCATATATCTCACTCATTTTAATCTCCTTTTCAATAATTATTGTTACTTCTTACGCCAACCATATAATCTATTCTTAACTTCTGTGAGATTCTCCTGCTTTATTTTACACTTATAATTATCTTTTGCAATATTCATAACTTCATGTAATCTATCTATATTGCTGCTTATGCTGTATTCACTCATAGCCATCTCATTGCACTTCAACCTGTTAGCATCACTTTTATTCATCATAGCTCTATTTACGGCATTATATATATCTTCGGCATATGATTTAGATTTGAATGAGCCATCAAAAAAATAACTTCTTCTGCACTCTATTAATTCACCATTGCAATTCTTCACAACTTCGCCACCAGAACCAAAACCATTGCCTAAAGGAGTACAACCACAAAATGCAGCCTCACAAAAAGGAATTCCGAACCCTTCAGAATGGCTTGGCACAATCATAAAATCTGAAGCGTTATACATCATTCTCATATAAGCTGAATCATAATCACTCGCTTCGTAAAGTATTGCGTTCGAGAAGCATATGTTTTTAACCGGAACATCCAAACTAACAATAAGTTTATGTATATTCATGCCTTTATCTAACACACCTTGTATATCTGTGTGTAAATATAAAACATCTTTTGGATGATTTTTAAACCACTCTCGCCAAAATAGTATCAACTCAGGATAATTCTTACGTTCCTTGCCACCATCTTCTAAATTTGCCGCAACACAAGAGAACAGATTGCCTTCTAATTTAATTTTGAAGTAATCTGCGAATCTTCTTCTGCTTAGCTCTTTATCTTCAATAAAGAACTCATTCTCGTTAGTAATAAGTGGCATATAGATAATCTTCTGCTTATCTTTTATAATATTCTTTGTTCTTAGCTGTTCTAATTGTTCTTTTGCATAATTCGTAACTGCAACAATTACATCAACTGTCTCAAGCATTCGATAATTTGAAGATACAAAAGGTTCAGCATCTAGCATAATCCAACTTACAACAGGATACTTCTTCTCAGTGGATGTAAAAGCGAACAAATCAAAGAATGTGAATAATATATCGAAGTTCTCAACAAGTTCTACGTGTTCTAAACCTTTTAATCTATCTTTATTGTTTGCTCTAGATGGATAAATCTTCACTTCAATATCTTTATAAGTGTAAGTATCAATATATTCATAATTGCCAAAAACAGAATATATACAAATATCATAACCTGCATCAATCAACATATGGCATAGAGTTTTACAACCTACACCATAGCCACTTGTTATTTTAGGATTTACGGAAGCAATACATACGCGTGTGTTAGTCATATTTTAACTCCTACATGTTTTTAAGTAATTTGGCGGCATTATCAAGATATAGCATCACTTCTTCTAAAACCAGTTCTCTTCTAAGCTTTTTAACACCTTTTACAGTTTGCGTGATATCTGGTTGATTATCTTTTATATAATCAATAACATCTTCTATCGTAAATTTATCTCTGTTCTTCTTAATTCTTAAAAAAGCCACCATAAAAGTATCATTATCTACATTCATTTATTGTTCTCCAATTCGATTATTAATTCACTACATATATCTTTGTTCTTGGTTAAATTATCAAATACCTCTTTTTTATTCTCTTTTGTGTAAAATAATTCTAATTTATCATAATGCTGCTTCAATTGTGTTCGATTGAGGAACCTTATTTTATTCTCTGCGCATTCTTTACAGCTCATTATTAACCTTAAATTGCTTAAAATAGGTTAATATCTGTTTAGTTACCTCTGATTGTGTAAATTTACAACAAGGTGGATATTCTTCTTTTTGATAATCTTCTGAATCGATATCAAAATATTCTTCAATATACTTACACTTAAACTCAGAACAGTGGTAAAGGTGATTAGGCATATTACACACAGGATTGCCACAGCTAACTTTTTGTAGATTGATATTAAAATCATAACCTAACGTTTTTGCACAAGTTGATGACCATAATACTAATGCTTTTTTACCTAAAGCTGCACTCATATGATTAAAATAATTATCTCTGCATATGATACCATTAGATAAATAAGCCAAACAAAATATCTCTCTTATATCTGTTTTAATTTGTATTGCGCCTTCGATTATGTTATTCTCTGTGATATCTTCATTTGTATTATATAATTGAATGAAGTTATATTTAATTTTTGTTTTGCCATTTATATTATATTTGTTGGTTATTTTATTGATGAATGTTAAATCTATAGGCAAATCTATATTCTGAGTTGTTTTTGAGTGCATATTTATGAGAATAACTGGATAATCTGGATTTATAAGTGTGTTCAGTTTTGCTTTTGCCAGTTCTAATTCTTTATTGTGCAGATAGATACAAGGTTTTATCTCAGCTTTATATCGGTGTTTGGTTAGCTTTTTTACATCGTTTTGCAAAATATCTATACAATGAAGCAGGTTTAAAGTAAATTCGCCTTGGATAAAAGGATTGCAAACATAATATTGTATCTGGCTATATATGGTGGTTTTAGATTGTTTGGCATATACATAATTTATAATATTATCGCATTTGGTGCTAGCTATAATCTCTTTTAAATCTGGATTGAAGTCGAATATCTC